TATGACTATTCACGGTCACAATGAATTTAGCAGTAAGGCTTGTCCATCATTTGATGTTCAAACGGAATTATAATTGTAAGTAAGATGAATACTACAGATTTAAAAGTATATTTGATGAATGTCTCTACGATGGCGATATCATTCAGTAATTTAGAAGCGACCTTAAAAATTGTTTTGTTAATTGCCTCAATCGGATATACTGCCCAGAGATGGTATCTAATGAATAAAGAAAACTAAATGAACATCACCCACGACAACGATAGCTTAGATAGCTTTATCCAAGACCTTACAGACACTCAACAACCTACTTGCAACATTGACAACCCTGAAGACTGCGAAGCCTGTGGTAGTTAAGTGGTGCAGTATTGAACCAAAGGAATGTACTTGTAAAAAAGATTGTAATGAACCCACTAATAACAAAACTGCTCGGAAAAGGCGCACAGGACACGATAGAAGCCGTTTCTAATGTTGTGGATAGGTATGTATCCACTCCCGAAGAGAAAGAGCGTGTAAGAGCCTCTATTGAAGCCGAGATAAGTTCAAGGTGGAAAGCTGATATGGGGAGTGATAGTTGGCTCTCTAAAAATGTACGACCATTAACCCTAATTGTAGTGGTAGCCTTTCTGGTTATTATGACCTTCTTTGATGGTCTTGGTTGGGTAGAAGTTGATATTGCTTGGATACAACTATGGAATATGTTAAGTGTAACGGTTGTAGGAGGTTACTTTGCAGTACGCTCTTTAGATAAGAGAGGTAAGGTTAAGTAGTTTGTTAATAATTAAATAGTAAACAAAGAGGTTAAATCTTTACATTTGACCTAACAAAAAGATAGTAAAAGGGTTAACCTTTATACATAAAGCGAAGCTGACCCTCGTGACTTTAGTCAGTAAGCATAAGAGATAAGACCGATTAGGAGAATGGAGTCACGGACATTTACCTTTGAGGTCTTTTTTTTTGACATAACAGGAGAGTTTATACCAGTTTGACTCCTACATCTAAATGTAACAACATCCTCAAACGAAAGGGCTTTAAACCCTACCAAGTAAAGTAAGTTGATGTTAAGCGCAATGTCCTTCCACCCCGACAACGCTCACTCCGAAGTATGCAAAAACTACGATTAGGAGGTCAGTTACGATATAAGGTTGCTATAAGAGAACTACTACGGGTTTAGTATCTTATATGCTTAAATTTAGAGAGAGGGGTTTGTAGACCCCTCCTGTTATAGTTGTATCTATATCTCTATTTTGAAGAGTTGACTTATATCCTATTGCTTTAACAATATGCCCTCTAAATAGAGTTGCATAGTAAGGGGTGGTATATCTAAGAGACAAAGAATAAAAAAATATCACCTAAATGTATAGTGTAAATAATTTTGTGTACATTCGTATCAAATCAAAACATTTACAAAGTGGATAAAACACCAGAACAACTACAGGAGATATTTGAGTGGTATGCTCAATGGTTATCAACATCAGCAGAAAACCCTCAAGAACTTATAGAGTGGTTATGCGACAACCTTAAACCAAAAGCATTAGAAACCATAGTGCGTACTTACGAATCCAATAACAATTAATCCTATGTCATCATTCAAAGACCAATACTTAGACCTGTGTGAAGCAAGAGTTGAAGCTCTTGAGACAGAACTCAATCATTTAAAGAACTTCATCATTAGAGACTTCTCTCGTAGGGAGATAGATGCTGATAGTGTCTTAGCAATGTTTAACGCTTACAAGAAAGCCCTTAATGAAACACAAACCGAGATATAGTGTATCCGAGTATCCAGAAACATATGAAATCAACGAAATCACCAAGCAAGACCACTTTTACCTACACTTTGGATTCTACGATGACCGAAAGGTCTGGGGAGCAAGAAGTGAGTCAAGACTCGCCAAGTACCACCAACAAGAAATTGACACCTCCTTATTATCACGGAAAGTATAAAGGCATTGAAGCCTTTGATGTGTGTATGGACTTTGCAAGAGATTCGTATAACATTGGTGTAGCTATCGCCTACCTACTTAGAGCAGGTAAGAAACCTAACAATCCTAAAGCTCAAGACTTGCGTAAAGCGATACATCACTTAGAAATAGAATTGCAGTATGAAGAAACTTTTAACCCTACACCTGAAACTACCGAAGACCGTAAGTCTTAATACGCTATACGCAGGTAAGCATTGGACATTTAGAAAAAAGAAGAAAGATGAGTATAAGAAAATCATTGAAAAAGAATTGGCTCGTTACGACCACCATATTGCAAAGGGTATGTCTATCTTTATTAGGTACAATGCTCGTACCGATGTGGACAACAATGTACTTGTTTCAAAATTCGTTGCTGATACTCTCGTTGCTAACGAATGGATTGCTGATGACTCTCCTAAACATTATAACAAGCTCACTATCGTTTTTGACTCTACGGTTGAAAAGAATTATTGTGAAGTTGAAGTTAGACTAAGAGATGCATTTGCAAGAGATTAATCAATTAGACTTGTTCTCAGGTATCGGAGGTTTTCATCTTGGATTTGAGAGAGCAGGGTATAAAGTCAATAGCTACTTTAGCGAAGTTGATAAACACGCAGTAGCAGTATATAAGAACCAATTTAAAGATAGCACCTATGTCGGCTCAGTTACAGATGTTCGGGGAGAAGACCTCCCAAGAATTGACCTCATCACTTTCGGAAGTCCTTGCCAAGATTTCTCATTGGCTGGAAAAAGAAAAGGGATGGAAGGAGAAAGAAGTTCTCTTATCACGGAAGCAATTAGACTCGTTCACGAGTGCAGACCTCGTGTATTTATCTGGGAAAATGTTAAGGGAACATTCTCCTCAAACAATGGCGCAGACTTTTGGGCAATTATCCAAGCCTTTGCCAACATTGGGAATTATAGACTTGAATGGCAACTGCTTAATACAAGTTGGTTTCTACCCCAAAATAGAGAGCGGATATACCTTGTCGGATATCTTGCAGAAACCAGAGGAGATTGGCGAGGAGTTTTTCCTATCGGAGAAGATGGTAAAATATCTACAGGAATCAAGTCATTCAAAGCAGGGTGTGAAGAAAAGCAGTTTTCAAGTGAAACATCAAGAACAATAAGTAGCGGTACTGCTAAGATGGCTCGTGACCAAACTTACATACAGGTAAAATCTAACTACACTTACAAAAAAGTAAATGAGACTATTGAGCAGAATCCTAATGCATTTAAAGAAGGTGAAGCTCGTATGATGGACTTACACAATCGTAAGGTGCAAGATATTTCTCCTTGCTTAGTAGAGCCACATCACAATGCAAGTGCAGTATATGATGGTAGACCTAAAATAATAGGCTATACAAGAGATGCTAAAGGCAAGGTAACGGATAGACACCTAAAAGATGAGGCAGGAACAATACACTCATCAAGTGGTGGAGGTGGTAATACTGACCAATTTGTACAAGATGTTAAGGTAGGTACTTGGAGAACTCACAAAGATGGTCAAGGATTTAGAGAAGTAAAAGGAGGTAATTGTCCTACTATACCTGCAAGAGCAAGAGAAGATGGTAGTGGTCAACCTGTAATAGAAACCTCCTACCGCATAAGAAGACTTACTCCAATAGAGTGCGAGAGGTTACAAGGCTTTCCCGATAACCATACCGAGTACGGTAACTACGATGGGGAGGTTAAGAAGATGAGCAACACCCAACGCTATAAGCAATGCGGTAACGCAGTCACCGTTGATGTAGTACAAGCGATTGCAAATAAACTACATCCCTTGTTTGAGTAACAAACATTTTTATTAACTTTGAACTATTAACTAAATTAAATAGATATGACTAAAGCATCAGTCGTTAAGGACATCAAGTCCGCAGGTCAGCCCTACGAAGGGCAGTACGGAACTCTCTATGGGTTCTATGTAACATTTGAGAACGGAGACAATGGGAAGTACAATTCCAAGTCCGAGCATCAAACAAAGTTTGTAGTAGGTCAAGAGGCTACTTACGAATACATTGGTAGAGAGTATCAAGGCAAAACCTACTATACGGTTAAGCCTGTAAACCCTCAGTACGCAAATGTAACACCATCTTCTAACACATCTGGTAAGACTACTCATTCATCAAAGGATGAGATAATTGTTAGACAAACGGCATTAAAAGCAGCAGCAGAGTTAGGTGGTACACCTCAACAAGTTATTGCGAATGCACAGACCTTTGCTGATTGGGTGATGAAGAAAGCGGAGCTTCAAACATCTCAAGAGCAACACTTTGCAGGAAGGCAGGAAGCCCAACCAAAAGCACAACCACAACCTGTGGAGGCTGAAGGTTTGCCATTCTAAAAAGATACTTATGTGAGGGGGCATTGCCCTCTCTCTTTTTTTATTTATTAATTTCTAAAAACCAATGCTAATGCAAGTTAAAGAAACGAAGAACTATGAAATGTTCTCAACTATTGGCGGTAATCGCCCTAAAAATCAACTCCATTTAAGTAGATTGAAAAAATCAATGGAGGAACAATTACTAATATCTCCAATTATTGTTAATGAGAAGTATCAAGTAATTGATGGTCAACATAGGCTACAAGTGAGTAGTGAACTTAATTTACCTGTGCGATATATTGTTTGCGATGGATATGGTCTAAGTGAAGTACATAGATTAAATGAAAATTCAAAGAATTGGTCAATGCGTGATTTTATAGATGGTTATGCTGAGTTGGGTAATAAAGAATATATTTATTTATTAGATTTTATGGAGCGTAATGATATTGGATTATCTGCATCATTAGCTTTATTATCTAATGATAGTGGACATAAAGCTAAATCAGTAAAAAATGGAACTTTTAAAGTTGAGTATAAAAAAAGAGGTGATATTGTTGCTGATTGGGTTAACATTATAAAAAACTATAATGACCGTGCCTTAACTCAAATTTTTGTAAGAGCATTAGTAAAACTTTACAATAATAGTGAGTTTGAATTTAGTCAACTAATAAGTAAAATTGCACAACAACCAACGGCACTTGTACCGTGTGTAAATGTAGAACAGTATTTAACATTATTGGAAGACATTTATAATTACAGAAGCAGAAACAAAGTTAATCTAAGATATTAACTATATTAGGGGGCGCATTGCGCTCCCTTTTTAACTCTTGAAACACTATGTCAAAAATATCTTATGCCGATGTGTTCGGTAAACTTGATGATGTCCGAATGGGCAAGGTTGAAGAAGGCATCAAGTTCGGTCAATGGAATCTTGACCAATACCTCCGATTTAAACGAGGAAACTTTAATGTAGTTCTGGGACACGCTAATGTGGGTAAGACTTCAGTCACCTTATATCTAATGTTGCTACAAGCAATAAGAAATGATTTGAGGTGGTTGGTGTTTAGTTCCGAGAACACACCTGTATCTCTCATTAAAAAGGTTAGCGAGTTCTTCTTGGGTAAGCCTATAAACCAAATAGAAGAAGATGAGTTTATGATGGCTCAAGACCTTATTCAACGATACTTTGTTATTATTGATACGGATAAGAAGATGTACACCTATGCTGAGTTGTTAGAGGAGGCTACAGACATCTACCACGAAGAAGGCTTTGATGGTTTTATGATTGACCCTTACAACTCGCTATCAAAGGACAAGGAGATGTACAAAACACTTGGAGGTCACGAGTACGATTATGAGGTCGCTACCCACTTTAGGAATTGGGCAAAGCAACACAATGTAAGTATATGGCTATGCGCTCACGCAGTTACTTCTGCCTTGCGTATGAAACACCCACAAGGACACGAGTATGCAGGTATGCCTATACCACCAAGCGCAGCAGATATTGAGTCTGGTGGTAAGTGGGTGAACCGTGCAGATGACTTTATAGTGATACATCGTTATAAATCTCACCCTACCGAATGGATGTACAACCACATTATTATCTCTAAGGTAAAAGAGGTAGAAACAGGAGGTAGACCTACACCTTTGGATGAGCCTGTAAAATTTCGTAGCTTACCAAATAATGTAGGCTTTGAGATACACGGAGAGAATCTCATTAGCAAGAAAGAAAAAGAACAAGGAAAAATGCCTTTTTAGATGGATGACTTACAAGAAGATTACCAATATGTAAGGGGAGGTAGTAAGAGCATAGCATTGCTTTGGTTGAGACAAAAGAACTCCGACCTAATGCAGATAGCTAACGCACTTAAACCTCAAGACCTTCACAACGATTACGAGATGGATATATTCCTTGACCTTATGTCTATCTATGGTGCTATCAATAGTGCTATAGATATGGTTGAGGATGTACAACAAAAGGTCTGGGAGGCAGAGGCTAAGAACGCAGACCTGAAGCTCACTATAAGGCATCTATCCTCTAAGGTTACTGAATACGAAAAACGATTAGATAATTTAAACGAACACCTAAAATGATTGCAAACGAACTACACCTACAGGAAGAGTATGACAACTATGTCATCTTTAACAAGATTAACCCTAACCGAGAGCATAGAAATGTGATGGCAAGGTTTGCCTTTATGGTTGCAGCGAGAGACATCTACAACACCTTGCAGATAGCGAGAGTGATGAAGAAGAACCACGCTACGGTTATATGGGCTTGGAAGAATCACGAGACTAACCTCAAGTTTGATAAGCAGTACCTTAGTTACTACAACCAGAGTTGCGACATCATTGATAGGATTCGTACTGATGAAGAGCAGAGTGAAGAGATGTCATTGCGTAAAGAGAATGCTAAATTGAGGGAAAGGTTAATAAATGTTAGGGAAGATTTGTTAAAAGCTCGTAAAGAGTTGTATATTAGGGAAGAAGAGATTAACCGCCTAAAAAAGTATGAACTTAGCGATTGACATAGCACCCCTTTACGGACTATTACTTGGAGTAAACTATTGGAACTCCGAGTTAGATGATGACTATGAGAATCCCAAGTACCACTCTTTGCAGTTGTGCTTTGGGATTTTTGCTATTATAATTACTTGGGCTACTGAAAGAGAAGAGCAATGAACTTACTACACTTACTTGCTGAGTATCACAAGGAGTGGCTAAAGATGGCTCACAAGTTTGGCGCAGGAGACTACGCAGAAGACATCGTGCAAGAGATGTACATACGCTTGAATAAGTATATAGACAAGCCAGAGCGTATAATGTACAAGAACCAACCCAACAAGCTCTTCATATGGGTTACCCTTCGGAATATGGTTCGCACCTTTCAAAACAAGAAAGACTTAATGGTATACACAGGTGATATGGTTGAGTACGATATTGCAGAAGAAGAGTACGACCTTATCCAAGCACAAGGCTTTGAAAAGATAATTGACAAGGTATGGGATATAATGAAAGACCAACATTGGTATGACCATAAGATGTTTGAAATCTACCATACCACCAATATGTCAATGAGAGATATAGAGAAGGAAACAGGCATAAGCCTCTTCTCCATTTTTGATACACTAAGAAAATCTAAAGAGTATGTCCACGAAAAAATCAAAGAAGACTACGAAGACTACCAGAACGGTGAAAGCGAAAGAATCTAAAGGTTTAGGTGATGATATTGAGAAAATCACTAAAGCTACAGGAATCAAGAAGGTAGTAGACACCTTTGCAGAACTTACAGGTATAGACTGCGGATGTGATGCAAGGAAAGAAAAGCTCAACAAGTTGTTCCCTAAGAAGACTCAACCTTTATGTTTAGAGGAAAGTGAGTACAATTACCTGAAGGAGTTCTTTGCAGAGTTTAAGGGTAGAGAGTTAAGACCTCGTTACCACGAACAACTATCAAGAATACACTCAAGGATATTTAACCACAAGTTCTACATACCTTGTACTTGTAACCCAAAGGAATGGAAGAGGCATATAGATGAGTTAAGAAAGGTATATGACCAATACGAAACTGAGTAAATTACTATTAGCTTGGTTGACCTCTCAAGGTCATAAGGTATTAGAGTATGAAGAGAGTAAAGGTATTGCTACAAGATTCGGAAACGAGAAGTATCGCTTTGACATTAGTGGTTCTTTTGATGGTATTAGGGTTACTTACGATTCTGGGGTTTTCTTCTTCTACGATGGTGAGCAGTTAATCAAAGAGACAAACTTAAATGAGTTTCATTAAAGGAGATATTGGCGAGAGCCTATGGTGTACCCATCTTGAGAATAAGGGACACTACAACATCACTACTGCACCTAAGAAGAAGTTTTACGATTGGGATGTACGAAGTGAGTTTAGCAATCGCCATTATACCTTTGAGGTAAAGTATGACAGTAAGGCTTATTGGTGGGCTAATAGAAGAGGCACTCCCGAAGAGCCTAATCTTTACATAGAGTTCAAGAACACCAACAAAGAGGAAGACTCAGGTATCCGAGCCTCTAAAGCGTTGTACTATGTGTATATGCTTGTAAGAGATGAATCAGTAACTGCCTTTGTATTTGAGCGCAAAGGACTCTTAAAACACTTAGAAGATATAACTTATAAGGTGGTAGGTAATTCAGCTACAGGAGATGATAACGCATTGGGATGGATACCACCTCTTACTTCTTTGATTACTCAAGATTGTTTTATTCAAGAAATAATTTTGTAAAGTGTTAAGAATTTTGTTTATATTAGCAGAAATCAAAACACTATTATTATGTCAAAGAGTAAGTTCACTACTAAAGAGAACATCATCTACGGAGGTACTTGTTACCTATTAGTTACCCTTGCAGTATTCGCTATGGTAGCCTTTTATGAGTTTGTTGAATCACTTTTTAATCTACCTGTATAATGGACTACTTAGATAGAGAGTTAGCAAGTCACCAATACTATCAAGATGCTACTTGTGAGTGTTGTGGTGGTTGTCTTATTGAAGAGTATTACGATTGCTCTTGTGAGGATATAGAAGAAGATGACTATATTGATGTTCAAATAAATTACCAAAGATGATGACACATAGTCAAGCAATCCTACAAGCACAGATAGCCTTTGAAGAAGCGTTAAGCGACAAAGAGGCGATTGACCAACTCCTACATATAGATGCACAGATGTATCAAAACACAGGGAGTGAAACAAGCAAGGCAGAGATGCTATCT